CCTTGTCGGTCGCATCTCTGAAGCCCTGCGCCGTGATCTCGTAAGTCACACGCCCCTCATCCGAGATAAGCGGCATGGCCTTGGTGATCCGGCCCAGGTTCATCTCCAGCAGCAAATCCCATTTCCGAGTATTTTCAATCGTATCGCCAGTAAACTGGAGCGACAGGACACGCTTCGTGCCTGCGCGCCAGTCGTCGAAGTGGGTGATGCTCTCAAACTCCGCTGTGAATGTGGCCGTCGCCATCAGCTTGCTGCCGGATCGGATCGGCTCACTGATGTTCCTCGATCCAATGAACCTCCGCTCCACATCCAGGTTGTTGTTCAGAGTGATCTGCGCCTCACTCACCTCTACAGTGGCGGCGTTCCACTTCAGCGCCCCGTCCACGAAGTGGAACGGTCGCAGGGTTGGCAGCGTCTCCGATGTTTTCGACACCTTGGTCACATCCTTGGCCACGAGGGTCGCCGTACATCGCAGACGGTCGTCCAGCCCGATCTGGAATTGCAGCTGGTTCACCTTGCATCCGGCGAACAAGAATGACGGGCTTGCCCCAGGCGCATCCTTGTGGATTTCAATACTCAAGCCAGGTGTCAAAGCATCCGCAATCGTGAAGATGTGCCGATAGGTGTTCGGGTCGCCAGAGGCATCCGGTTGGTCAGTCGCCACAGCCCCAAATGCGTTCAGCAGTATCAACTCGGCACCTTCTTCGGGCATCTCGAAGATCATCGGCCCGCCCACTGTGATCGCGCCCTGAGCGTAGTGCTTCGCCTCGTCATACCCTATGCTGTTCATCGAATTGGACAGCATCACGGCTTCTTCGAGGTCGATCCCGTCCCCGCCCTTCACTAACTCCAGGAACTTCGTCCTTGCAACCGTCGTGCCCCAGGCGACTTCCTTCCCAATCCCAATGAACGACTTGTGCCCAAGCGCAGGTGTCGCCATCTATCAGTCCTCCTTCTCCTTTTTCTTCTTCACTGAGCTTGCGCCAGGCACACGCTCGAAGTTGCCGGACTCCACAAGACCATCTGCCAGATCGTCCCTCACATCGAGCGTATCCCCCCGCTTGATCTTGCAACGGATTCCAGTCGAGCCAGGCGGAGGGGCCTGGACACACTCCCAATCCAAGCTCACTTCCGAGATCGTCCCGATGTACTTCAGTTTCGCCATCTTCCCCTCCTACCTCTTGAATGTACTCACCAGACAATTCAGCCGACAGGCCCGAAGGAAAGCATGCTCGACCCGCATGACATTGCTGATCAGAGCATCCTCCACATTGATGAACTCACACCTGGCCCCCAATGTTCGATTTTCATACAGCACCTCGCGCATCGCCCTGGCGTATCGCATGATCTTCACCTCCAGAACCTCCTCGAACGTGAAGGTCTTGCTCTCCTTCGTCAGCTTAATGTTTGGATCGCTACGGGCATAACACTCAAGCTCAACCCGAAGCATGTCCCTTCCAGTCGCAAGGGAACTGCTATCAACGCTGTATCCCCTGCCCATAACAACGACAAAGGGTGCTTCCTGCACATTGAGAGACTCGTCCAGATCACCAACGAAATAACGGGCAATGTCCTCCAGCGGTCCAAGCGTGTCGTTGTACTCGGTGTCGAGCGCATCGAGCTTTGCTGGCATCTTGCTCTCGAAGATGTTGACGACCCCGAAAACGATCTCCTCAAGCGTGTTCTCCGCCACGTCATCCCGCCCCCGTCAACTCGTGGTACCACTTCCTCACAATCTGAACCCATCGCAGCTTCTGCGGCTCACTGAGATGGATCACCTTTCGCTGCGGCATCTTCCGGGTCCCGAACTGGTGCAATGTTGCCAGGTTCCACCCGTTGACTGGAATGTTCACCCCAGCCCGGAACTCCGTAGGTGTCACCTGATGCACGGCCCCCGCTGCCTGCGGATCCGTAGCAGCCGACCGCAGGTTCCCCTTCAACACCAGAATCGGCCTGCCTGGGAAGAACTGCCGCTTCCAGTCCGCATAGACTGGACTCAGTGACGCCCACTGCTGTTTCCCCTCACTGCCGCCCTCTGCGTCGAACGTCGCCTTCTGCCCATCGTAAAAGTCCTTGCTGATCCGGTTGAGCGGCAAGCTGAAGTCCTGGACGGAATCGGCGATGTGCCTGAACTCCCTGGCGAGCTGGACATCCCCATCCACCTCAAATCGAAGCGCATAGGCCATCAGAAGTCCTGATCCAGCTTAAACAGCGGATCACGGGCATCCCCCCCGCTGTCGTTCTTTCCGGTTTGGATGACCGCCTTCTCCCGCCGGTTGTCGAATGTCGCATCGGTCAGTACCATCTCCTGGCTCTCCAGCTTATCGATCATGTCGTGCGCCCACTCCTC